CTTAGGCATCGGAGACATCTTGTGGATGTACATTCTGCCTGCCAATGCGGGCGTGTAGAAGTAGCGTGCGGAATCGTAGTCCTGCTTGGCAGCAGCCTTGACGGTGTTCTTTCCGCTTTCGATGACAGGAACGTCGAAGAAGTCGCAGTCGCAGTCGATGATTGCGTTGACGGTCTCGACGAGCATCTTCTTGTCAGAGCCAGCTTCAGCGGCTTCAACGAGGACAGTTCCGTTCTCGATAGAAGAGGCGATGTTGTCGCTGACGGTAAGAGCCCATACTTTGTGTTCGACGGTGTTTACAGTCACGGTGGTCGATTCGACGGCGGTGACGGTCACGCCAGTGCCAGTACCTCCAACCACGTCGGGGGCAACCATGAGAATGTCGCCGACGCAAGGTCTGTGGCGATACTCGTCGCGCTTGACGTTGATGGTGGTCGTAGCCGCGCTGAGGCACTCGAAAGTCTTCAGCAGATAGATTTCAGGACGCACGCCCTGAGCGTTGGTCTTGTACCAGCAGAAGTCGCCAGCGAACATCTTGGCGGGCTGCTTGAAGGGGTTCATCACCGTGCCGCCGAAAGTGGGGTACACCAATTCGTTCTTGATGCCCTGCAATTTCACAAACACGCTTCTGAAACCGCCGACTTTGCCGCGCTTTTGGATGAGCTCTCTACCTCTGAAGGTTCCGATTTCATTTTCGTAAAGCATAATGTAAAGATTTTAATTTGGTTTTTAATTAGATTCTCCTCGTTCTGCCGCGAGCGACTCGCCTGCCGCCTTAATGGTAGCCTTGATTTTTTCAAGATGGCTAGAAGCCGTGGTAGAGTTCGGTGTCGTGTCGTCGTCGGGGATTTCTGAGAAAAACTCGTTGTACATCTCAAGGTAGCTGTCGGCTTCCTTTTCGATGTCCGTGTCCTCGTCGATTTTAGCCTTCGCAAGCATTGAATTAATCCACTTGTCGTTCTTGACACCTTTTTTCTTGATTGCGGCAGCAAGTTCTTCGACCTTCCGACTGATGGTCTTCTTTGTCTTCTCTTCTTTCTGCTCGTCCTCAAGTCTTTTCAGACGCTTTTTGAGCTCGGTCAGCTCATCGTTCGTCTCGTCGTCATCATCGTCATTGCCTTTGTCTTTTTTTTTCGGCTTCTTCTCGCCTTTTTTATCGACTTGCTTTTTCAGCTCGTCGATTTGGTTCTGCAAGTCAGACGCGACTGCGGACGCCTCTTTGTCGATGTGCCCCTTTTGCGTCATAAGCTGTTTTTCAACCTTTTCGGCAAAAGTGTCAAGCTCGATTTCGCTGTCCTCGCCAACAAGTTCAAGTAGGGTATCTACCGTCTCCTTGATGGTTCTCTCCCATTTGTCGATTTTTTCGACTTTCTTGGAGAAATTCGCCTTGATTTTTTCAAGGGCTTCGTCCTTTGTGAATTTCACGTTGTTCTATTTTTTTTAAGTTAAATAGATTGACGCTTCATCGTATCAACCAATGTTGACTACTCCACGTCCTCTACCCCTACCACGTAGGGTGATTTAAGTTAGTTTATGTTTTTATCTTTTTTCAATTTCCTGTTCGTTTTGGATTAACGCGGCAAAAATACAAAAGTTTTTATATATTCAATAACATTTAAGGAAAAAATCGTCCTATTCTGTTTTTTTTGTATTTTTGCGGCTGTAAATATTTTTGAATGTCCGAGATAAAAATCATACGACCGCAGCCCGGCTTCCAAGAGAAGTTCTGCCGTACCAATGTGGATTTCTGCATTGGCGGCGGCTTGTTGAACTCTGGCAAGGAACTGAGTATTGACGAGCTTGTGCTGACACCGAAAGGATGGGTGCGCAACGGCGATTTGAAAGTCGGCGACTATGTGTCAACGCCTTTCGGAAATCCCGCCCGCGTAACGGCTGTGTTCGACCACAAAGACAAAGACATATACAAGCTGACGACAAGCGACGGCAGAAGCTGCGAGTGCGGAATAGAACACCTTTGGGCGATAAGGACACAAAAGCAGTTGTTCAAGTTCGGAAAAGAAAAAGACCCGTCAAAATATCTGACCGTGCTTAACACTGCGGAACTTATTGAGCGGATTAAAAACGGCAAGAAGTCGTATATTCAAATTCCATACGCGCAAGAATTTGAAGAAAAAGAATTGACAATACCGCCTTATGTGCTTGGCGTGATGCTCGGTGACGGCTGCCTTACACCAAAAAGCTGGCAGCAACCGACGTTCTTTACGATAAGCAACAGCGAGCAAGACATTTTGGACAAGGTTGCCGAATTGTCGAACACCGAAAGGGTGTATTATCATCCGAGCTGCTATTGCAGGCAGTTCTACACAAAAGAAGCGGCGAAATACAGAGAGTATTGCGCAAACGTAGGTCTTATGGCTTACTCGCACGAAAAGTTCATACCTCAAGAATACCTTGACGGCAGCATAGAGCAAAGACGGCAGCTGCTGTACGGTCTTATGGACACCGACGGCAGCGTGGATGTTCACGGGTGTTTCTCGTTCTGCACCACAAGCCACAATCTGAAAGACGATTTCATATACCTTTGCAGAAGCCTCGGCTACCAAGCCACCGTGCATATTGACAAACGCGACAGGTACAAGAGCGGTGTCGGATACGAAATAATCATAAAGACGTGCGACGCGATATTCACAAGCAAAAAGCACCTTGAAAAGTACAACAAATGGCTTTCAAGACCGAAAAAATACATTCGCGAAGGCAAACACGTCTATATAAAGTCTATTGAAAAAATAGGCGTTTCCGATGCCCGCTGCATACTTATTGACGACCCGTTACATTTATATATAACGCACGATTTCATCACAACGCACAATTCGTATGCTTCCGTTTTGGCTTGCGCACAAGCGGTTTCAGACCCGAATTTCCGTGCTTTGTACTTGCGTAACAACCTCGGAGACTTGAAAGCAGGCGGCGGTATCGCTGATACGTTCAGAGAGATTTTCGGCGAAAGTATAAAGATTGTGGAATCTGGCGACCCGCACATCAACTTTCCAAGCGGGGCGGTCATAGACCTCACACACGTTGCAAACCAAAGCAGAGAAGCAATACGGCAGCGTTTCAAAGGTCGTCAGTATGACCTTATTGTGTTTGACGAGGGAACGGGCTACACGTGGGAATGTCTTACCGAGATTATGACACGTAACCGTGGCAAGGGCATCTGGACGGGTCACGTTCTTATGACCACCAACCCAGAAAAAGACCATTGGATTCGCACGTTTATTGATTGGTACATCGGCGATGACGGCTATATAAGAGAAGACCGGAACGGCGTTGTACGCTATTTCTACATCAACGGCGAGACCGTGAACGATGTGGTTTGGGGCGACACAAAAGAGGACGTGTTCAATCATTGCCGCGTGGAAATATCGCAGCGGCTGCGTAAGATGAACGGAAAAAAAGAGATTTTCAAATGGCAAGACCTCATAAAGTCGTTCACGTTCTATCTTGGCAGTATGTCTGAAAACGTTGCTTCCATCAGCGGCAACAGCGGTTATGCGGCATCAGTGGCGATGGTCGGCGGTCGTGCGGCGCAACAATACCTTGAAGGCAACTGGAACGTCTCTACAAAAGGTGACCTTAACTCGCCCATACCTCAAGCGCGTGCAGAAGCAGCTTTCGACAACGACCCGATGACAAACGGCGATATGTGGATTACCGCAGACCTCGCCGACACGGGTACTGACAACACAATAATCCTTGTCTGGGACGGCTTTCACGTCGTTGACATCGTTGTCGCACCTGTCAGCACTCCGCGAAAGAACGCTGATATGGTCAAAGACCTATGCCTCAAATACAGGATACCTGAAACGCAGGTCATCTTCGACGCTACTAGCGGCATCTATTTCAAAGACTATATGCCGTGTTCTATCGCATACTACTCGAACGCGGCTCCGATGGGCGTTTACAAGCACAAGTATATGAAGCTCAAAGACGAGTGTTACGGCAGACTTTGCGCCATAATGGAAAAAGGAAGGCTTTCTTTCTCGGAAGAACTTGCCAACCAAAACTACGCCCACGCGAAACTGACAGAGAAAATAACCATCAAGGAAGAGTTCAAAGAAGAGTGCTCTTGCGTGAAGTTCAAAGACGATGTGGGCATAAGAAAATCTCTCATCACCAAGAAAGAGATGAGAAAGCTGATGGGTAAATTCCGTTCTCCTGACTTGCTAGACCCTTGCGCGATGAGAATGATGCCTGTGCTGATGTACTCTAACGGAGAAGAGCTTGAAAAGACTGCTTCTTACTCAAGGGAATACGACGAAGAAACAGACGGCTATACCGTGAACGTGCATGACGAAACAGTATGGGGTTAATTAGACAACCGAATTAGACAACTTAGACAACTGAACAAAATGATAAGTACAGCAAAGCTAAAAAAGATAATCGACGATGCAGAGAAAAAAGGTCACAAACTCAAAGTCAGAGACGTGGCTTATGCTTACCTCTGCACACACTTTGAAGACTCTACAATAGCTTACAAAGTCGTATATGGCGAAGACGTGCTTGACACAGCATCCTTTGACGCAAAGCCGCATATCGCCTACATAAAAGACCAAATCAAGTACTCGCTTGTCACTGATGCGTCTGAAAGTGCCGACAAAATGTCTTTCGACGAGAACAAGAAAGAAATGATTAAGCTCATCAAGAAGACCCAAGACGCGATGGACGACGGTCTTATGGAAGCGAAAGACGGTCTTAAAATCATTGCTGACATCCGTGTGAAACTGAACGACAAGTTCAACGTAAGCGACAAGTCGAAGAGCGGAATCGTAATAGTAGAGCCGAAGTTTTCAAAAATCTGCGAGTGTGGAAGGGAAATATACGTACCGAGCAAACAAGAGTTGATGGCGCAATACGGGCTGGTTGAAAAAGAATAACGTACAATAATATAATATATACTACAATGGGCTACAAAGAAATGAAACAAGCTCTGCTGGCTTCGCCCGAAAAGCTCATGCAGAAAAAACCGTTTTTCAGAGAAGTGTTTGAGATGAAAGGCTCTACTGGCTGCGGCTTCCTCGCAGAACAGTATCTGAACGAGACCATAACGGCAGAACCGACATCTTTGAAGGTCGTGCCTATCTCGCAAGACAGATTCCTCATGGAGCTCAACCCTGAATCTCACGACGTGATGTTCGACCAGAACATTCCGTCTATCACGATGAAGCTCGAAAACGGAGGATGGGCTGACCTGAAATTCAAGCGTGTGGCGATACCGTACCAGAAGCTTATAAAGAACAAGCAGGTTCTCCACGCGACAGGAAACCCGCTCAACCACACTCTTCTTATTGAAGACCCGACAGAAACGCAGGCTAGCAGCTTCATTCTTGTCAAGCAGTATTGGAAGAAGCGCAACCAAGACGGAATGTTCAAGAAGATGGTCGAGACGCAGAAGTCTGTCGGAGACGCTGGTCTGCTCTATTATTTCAACTACAAGGGCGAAATCAAATGCCGCCTTTTGTCTTACAAAGACGGCTATGTACTTTGCACTCACCGCGACAACAATGGCGACGTGATTCTCGAAAGCGTCGTTTATGAAAAAGACGGCGTGAAGTACATCGACAGCTACGACGACACGTATATGTATCGTTACACAAACGACATGAACGACAAAGACGCAGACCTGAAAACAGGCTGGGTGAAAGAGAAACCTGTCAAGCATGGATTCAACGAGATACCGCTTGTGACAAAGCGAGGTGACGTGGCTTGGAACGACGTTCAGAGCGAAATCGACGTGTACGAGGTAATCTACAACGTATTTCTAGCCATCGAGAAGAAGCACGGTTGGGGCGTTCTCTACATCAAGGGCAACTACGACGAAAACGGAAAGAAACTCGCTGGCAACATCATTCTCAACGACAAGAGCTATGACGGCAAAGGCGATGCAAAATTCCTAACCCCTCCTTCGCCTGAGCATACCATCGAAACGCTGCAAAGCATCGAAGACAACATTCAGAAAGGTGCTGGCACGACTTTCATTCTGCCGAAAGACATCAGACTCAGCGGCGACATCAGCGGAATTGCAATCGCGCTCACAATGTCTCTCGATATTGAAACAGCCGAGCAGGACAGAATCGACTGGCAGAACGTCACCTGTAAGATGATGCGCCTGTTCAAGTTCGGTCTCGCCAAAGAACTCTACAACAAAGACAAGAAGAAATACAGAAGCATAATATCAGATTTTGAGGACATCGACATCTACTCTGAAATCAAGGTTTGGCGACCGATGAACGAATACGAATACAACCAAATGATTCAGATGATGACTCAAGGAGGTGTGCTTTCGTTCGAGACTGGCACTGAACTTTGCACGCTTAGCAAACCCGACGAGAAAGCGCGTATTGCAAGAGAGGAAAAAGAAGAAGAAGAAAAAGAAAAACGCAAAGAAGAGCGTGAAGTTCAAGTAAAAGGATTCACAAACGCACAAAACAAATAATCATGGAAAAAGTGTTGCGACTTTACAAGATACCAGACGTAGAGGACATAATCGTTGTGTCTGGTGTTTATGAAGAACTGCCTGACCCTTTGTTTCTTGGTCAACTTGCTATAATGGAAGATTTGGTTTTCGGGTACAGGCTTTTTGAGGTTGTCGATGTTTACGGTGAGCTTGACTGGGATGACATATCGTTCAAAAACAACACATATTACAGAGACTCGTCGAAAGACGTTCCGGTGTTCTACAAATACACAACCACAGGAGGCCTTGTCGGATACGATGTTTCTTTTCCGGCAAACGCAGACAGAATCGCGCAGATAACGTCTTTTACATACAGCGCGACAAGAATGGGCAACGCGCCCACAATATCGGGAACGCTCATGTACCGCCAATGCCTTGACGAGCTTTGGACTGACCGCGTGTGCGTTTTTTTCAACAAAAAGTTCTATTTCATAGACAAGATTCCGACAAGCGAGTACAACAACACCGATGAGCGGTACAAACACTCTTGCGAGTTCGTGAGCGAGAACAAGCTGCTTGAAAACGTTTACTTTACAAATGTAGTGGACATAGACCAATCGCAGGAAGACATAACGAAGATACCAATGCAATGGCTTGAATTTACGTTCAACGGCGGCATAGACGAATTTATTCGCCGTCTGAACCTTTCCATTGCTTACAGCGGTCTCGACGCTCAACACGTCGGTTTCAGAGTGGTAAAAGACGCTTTGGAAGACACAGAAGACAAACTTATATCCATATCCTACACAACGCTGAAAGCGGCTCTTGATTTGATTTACGAGACGTGGGGCATTCCTTATTGGTTCGACGGGTACACGATACATATCGGATATTCTAATGAGCAGCAAATGGCGCAGGCGGGCATAACAATGCCTACTTTTCAATACGGAGCAACGCAGAGCCTTCTGTCTTTGCAGAAGTCTCAGGCAAACGACATAATCAACAGAATAACAGGATTCGGCAGCGAAGAAAATATCCCTGTTTTCTACCCGAACAAGAACCCGAACGCAATAGAGCTGAAATATCTTCGAGGTGGTTCACTGATTGATGACTTTGCACGCATATCAAACCCTTACAGGACTGTCAGCCTTGAGCCTTCGATGTCTGTATCTCAAGGTGTGCCTTCTGGGACGTATTTCAAGTATATGCCGATTACAAAGACATACACACACGACCAATTTTTGTCAATAAACACGCATAGCACTCACAAAATAACAGAAAGCGATGGAGTGCCATCTTTGGTCAACGGTGCTTTGGAAGACGATTATACTCGTACCAGATACTATACGCAAAACTACGGAGGGACGACTGCAATCATAGGTCACGCAAACGCTCATCCAGAGTATATTTTCGCCTGCAAGACTATGTGGGTATGGCTGCATGACGGAACTCTTCAGGAATTGAATATCGTTGACAATATGAATCCGTTAGATGTTTTTAGAAACACACTTACTGGTTCTAATTACTATATATTCATCAAGGCAAAATCACATACATTTACAAGAGAACAATATGAATATTTTTCAGCGAACGTAGAATCTTACAATTTCGACGAGAGCGCAAATCTAATAGACAGATACTGCCAACAACTTTATATCAACAACCATAACCGTCTGAAATGGGATGACAATACTGTTACCTCAACCTATACAGACGTTCTCTACCCTGCCGTGTTCAACAACTTGCCTTCAGGAACTACCTGCATCAGTTTTACTGTCGGAATCAAGATGCCATACCCAGCAAGCCACGCAAACGAAATCATCATAAAACTTAAAACAGAGACGCAAACGGTAATAAAGCATACACTTCTCTCGTCTCCAGATTGGTCGAAGAACGGCGACGGGAAGGTTGCGCATCTGTATCAATACGGAATACGACTCAACAGCGGCGTTGAGCCACAAGAAAACGACATTATCTATTTCACTCGCGAGGCTGGCGCGTTGCCTTATTTCGGACAGTTGCTGCCGTATTCGTTCCGAGAAACGCACGATATTTGGCTGAATGCAATAAACAG